CTTAAACTTTCTACAAATTTATTAGGATTCTTTTTTATTTCATTAACTATAAATTCTATAAATTGTTGTGAATATGTGTATGATTTTTGTTTACCTATAGTATGCTTATAAGCATATTTTTCCTCGTATTTAATATCGTAAAAATCAATAATTAAATTTAATACATATTGATTAAATCCTTTTGAATAGTCTATGCTAAAATTACCTTTTTTTAATCTTTCATTAACTGCTGTTATTACATTACTATAAGAATATTTATGAGTATCTGATGGATCTTTGTATTCCTTAATTAAATCAACTTTATTATCAGAACCTTTATGCATAGCTACTAAAAAGTCAGCATTATCTTTCTTTTTAGTTATATACAAATTTTGTTTTATATCTATAGAAAACTTATCTGATGCATATTCTTTGCTTAATACATCTATGTCATTTGATTCTTTAATGAATTTTTCAGCAATTTCTGCTGGATATTTCATTTTAATTTGTTCATTTGTTAGAGGATCATAACTAGCTGATATCGTTAAAAAGTTTTGAGATATTCTTTCAGAAACATTTATACCATGAAACCTTATAGTTTCATTGATAAAATTCATAACACAAGCTTGAAATAAGGGAGCATACTTTAACTCATATTCTTGAGTGATGAAATGAGTGCTAATATTTCTTAAATCTACAATTTTTTCTAAGTTTAACCTTATACGAGTATTGTAATCAGGATATATTAACTTAATAGCATTATTTAAACTTATAGTCCTATCAGGATTATCTTCATAATAAATATTTTCTTCTCTATTTAATAACTCTGCTTTTAACATTAATTCCCATGCGTTACATATGAAGAAAGAAAAACCTTCAATTCTATATTTGATAGTTGGTTTGTTATAAATTTCTAAACCAAGAATAAATGATTCAATACTTTTATCAACTAATTGCTTACTTAAATTTTCCATACCTTAGCATCCTCTATTCATAAATTTAACTATATCATTCGTTCTCATTACTGTGATGTTCATATACTTGCAATGGTTCAAATTTAATAACAAATCCATTGTGTTTAATATTTAAACCATATTTACACTTATAATGCCTGATACATTGTTGTACAAAATCTTCTGAAACCTCAAAAAAATCAGCAAGTTCATACATACTCTGTACTCCTTGCTTATAAGCCTCGATAATTTCACTTAAAGGCATTAAAATTTCATATGATAAGCGACGTGCCTTTAGTTCGTATTTTCGATTTAATAAATTATTTTGATTTCTAATATCGCCATATGTAATTTGTGTATGTGCTATTTCTTCAGCCAATGTTTCAAGTTGTTTAGACTTTGAATGATTGCTATTAATAAAAATATAATGATTTAAAGTCAGACCACTCAAGTTATAAGGTAAGGTGTTAGTTTCTTTTATCATAAGGTGTTCGTTTCTACTTAATAACTCTTCATATTTTCTCAAATGCAACAATCCTTTACTTATCTTTATCGATAATATACTGAGCATATTTTAAAACTTCATTCCACTGATCATCGGTGAGTTCACCATCTAAATGAGCTGCTAATGTTTCGAACTTTTTTGATGAAGAAGTAGTAGAATTAAGACTTCTTTCTTTATCAACATCATATCCCAATAACCAAGCCTCATTTACATTTAAATATTTAGCCAAAAGAAATACTTTATCTTGTTTAGCCTCATATTTACCATTTAAATAATCACTAATTGAGTTTCTACCAATACCGGTCAATCTTGAAAGCTCAGATTGTGAAATATTTTTAGTAGCCATTGCTTCACTTAATCTTACTTTGAAACTGTTCATTTTTCTGAACACCTCCTGTCATTATAATAATATTAATATCATTATTTAGCAATAAAAATATCGACATAAATGTACAGAAAATTGAAAAATTTTTGTTGACTTACTTTTACTAAAATGGTTAAATATAAATGTACAGAAAACCGTACAGAAATGAGGTGCTATTATGAGATATGATTTTGATTACAGTTTACTTAACGATAGAATGACTGAATATAGATATAGTCAAAGTTCTTTAGCCGGTCAGATACCAATATCAAGAACTTCTATCAATCATAAGCTACAAGGAAAAAACTTTTTTACTCAGTGGGAAATTAAAAGAATATGTGAAATCTTGGAAATCCCACCAACTAAAGTAGGACAATATTTTTTTAAGAAAAATGTACATAAAACTGTACAAAATGGAACTTAGCTTAACATTCAAAATTCGAGGTGAATAAGGATGAAGTTTCTAATTAAAATAACCTTCCTTATCACAATGGCAGTTGTGACTTGGAAAGTTTCAAAGATTGAGAGTCATTTAAAAACTAAATCAATAAAATTCGATATGAATTTAGATGAAATTGCTTCAAAGATAAATGAGTTTGAGTCAAAAAACGCTCATTTATCTCTCAATTAAATCTAGTTTATCCAAAATTCGAAAAATCATTTCATCATTTGATTGAGAAAAAGCTTTAAAGAAATTGTTAGTAATAGTGTTTGGTGAATTGCTTGTTCTTTCAGCGTGAAATTTATCAAATTTTTGAGTAGCCATTGCATTTCTTTGCTCAAACATTTTTAACAATTCATCTTTTGAAATTTTATTCATATTATTCACCACCTTAAGTTGATGAATAAATTATACACGAAAGGAGTGCGAAAAAAGATGGTTCAAACAATAAATGTCACAGTACCTATTCCAGATACACATATCATTATTTCTAAGGTTGAATACCAAGAATTAATAGATCATCAACCTATGAATATGACACTGAAAGAAGTGGCTGAATATTATCAACAAACAAAAGGTTGGATAGTCAAACACATCATTCAAGATGGCTATTTCAGAAGAAAAATAGAACCATTTTCTCAATTTGTTAATGAAGATGGAAAAGGTAAGTATCTATTTAATCGTAAGAAAATGAAGCAGTTTTTAAATGATTACGATGAAGAAATTAAATCTAGAACACGATAGGGAGGTGATTAAAAATGAAAAGTTTTATTATAGCTATTTTGACTTTTGAAGTATTTGCAATTGGATTGTCATTATTAGAAGTATATTTTACTACTGCGATTACAGTTGGAATATTTCTAGCAATATGTAGTTATTACTTTTTTAATAAATATTTTTTCGAAATAACAAAAAAGACTGAATGCTAACCACCAATTAGCAAACAGTCAAAAATAATTAAAAAATCATTTATAGCTAAATTATAGCAACTTTGGAGGAAAACAACAATGGCAATCACAACTAGACAAAAAATGTACGACATATATCAAAACTTATTTAATGAATTTAAGAATACAGATCAATGCTGTTTATTAGAAATTGAAAAGACACCTAAAAATGTATTAATTATAAATTTTTTACACTACCACGATAGATATAAAACGAATAATAAACTACTACAGATTTTTGAAATCTATCCAGAATCACATGAACGCATGAAAAATTATATTATTGCAGTTATGCGTGGACAAATACTAATTAAAAAGGGAGCTTAATCTAATGAATCAATTACAACAACAAGAAATCGAAACAATAGAACAGCAAGATGAAACTTTTAAAATAACTAACTTAGATCAAGCGAACTGGGCATTTAAAAAATTAGATGCACTACAGGCTAAAGAAAATGAAATTAATCAACTTGCTAATCAAGAAATTGAACGCATTAAAGATTGGCAAAATAAACAAACTGAACAACTTCAAAATAATAAAGGTTATTTTGAATATATTTTAACTGAATATTTTAAAGAAGAACGTGAAAAAGACGCTAAGTTTAAGTTAAATACACCTTACGGCAAAGTTACCTCAAGAAAAGGCTCAAAGGTAATACAGATAAGTAATGAACAAAATGTTATAGATCAACTAGAACAAAGAGGCTTTACAAACTATATCAAAGTAAGTAAAAAGATAAATCAAACTGATATCAAAAAAGATTTTAATGTGACTGAGACAGGTAAATTAATAGATGCAAATGGCGAGTTATTGGAGGGCATTTACTTAGTTCAAAAACCTACCTCATACACTGTAAAAGTAGGTGATTAGATGAAAAATGAACCCAATCTTTTACAAAAACTAGGTGTAAAAGACATTAGCAAACAAAATGCTAACAAGTTTTATAAGTTTGCGATTTATGGCAAGTTTGGCACTGGAAAAACAACATTTTTAACTAAAGATAATAATGCACTTGTATTAGATATAAATGAGGATGGCACAACTGTTACAGAGGACGGAGCAGTGATCCAAATAAAAAACTATAAACACTTTAGTACTGTCATTAAAATGCTGCCTCAAGTTATTCAACAACTACGTGAAAGTGGAAAAGAAATAAACATTGTAGTTATTGAGACTATACAAAAATTACGTGACATTACCATGGATGAAATTATGCAGGAGAAAGTTAGAAAGCCTACATTCAATGATTGGGGAGAGTGCGCCTCAAGAATAGTAAGTATGTACAGATATATATCTAAAATACAGCAAAAACATCAATTTCATTTAGCGATAAGTGGACACGAAGGTATTAATAAAGATAAAGATGAAGAAGGCAGTACGATTAATCCAACAATCACTATAGAAGCACAAGATCAAATAAGAAAAGCAGTTGTAAGCCAATCTGATGTTTTAGCAAGAATGACTATAGAAGAACATGAAAATGGTGGAGAAAAAACATTCGAATACGTTTTAAATGCAGAGCCTTCTTCATTGTTTGAAACAAAAATAAGACATGCAAGCAATATAAAAATTAATAATAAAAAATTTAGTAATCCGAGTATTAAAGATATTGTAAATGCAATCAGAAACGGAAACTAATAAGGATAAAAGGAAGGTAATTAATTATGAACTTCAATTTAAATTTACAAGGCGCACAAGAATTAGGTAACTACTTGCAACCAGGGCAATACAGTGTAAAAATCAAGAATTTTGAAGCTAAAGAATCTAAAAATGGTCATCCACAATTTGCAATTACATTTGCTCACAGAGAAGAAGGCGAACATACTCATTTTGCTAATGCTGATTTACAAAATGAATATGCAAGAAATTGGTTATTTACTTTATTGAATTCAATAGGAATTAAAGGTAATAACATGCAGTTCAGTTTTACGGAAAGGGATATTATAGGTAAAGCTATAAATATTGAATTAGAGCGTAAATATAACAACTATACAGAAAAATGGAATACTGTACTAAAAAGATTTTGGAAGTATGAAAATGAACCTATATTTGAAAAATATGAAGTAAAAGAAGAAGAGAAAAATAATAATATAAATGCTTTGCAAAACAAAAGTTTAAACAGTCCTAATAACCCCTATATGGCTAATGATTTTAATATATCAGATGATGGTCTACCGTTTTAAAGAGGTGATACTAGATGAGTGGATGGATAAAACTACATCGACAAGTAATAGATCATTGGATTTGGGATGATTCACAAAAGTTTAAATGGTGGATTGATATGCTTTTGTTAACCAATCATAAAGATAAAAAAATAGTGATGGGTGGAGAATTAATTGTAATTAAAAGAGGTAGTTTTCACACGTCTGAATTGAAACTTTCTGAACGTTGGAATGTTTCAAGAAATACAGTAAGAAAGTTTTTACAGTTATTAGAAAAAGATGGCATGATATCTACCAAAAAAGCTAAAAATGGTACAACCGTTGAAGTCCATAACTACGGTGTTTATCAAGGAAAAGAAGAAATAAAAAAACAACAAAGTGAACAATACACTGAACAGATAAGTGAACATAAAGATGAACAAAAGACTGAACAGCAAGCTGAACAATGTACTGAACAACAGTGTGAACAAAAGAAGGACAATAGCCTGAACAGAAGAGTGAACACGAACAAGAATATAAAGAATTATAAGAATTATAAGAATGTAAAGAAGGAGAAGAAGCAGAAGAATAATAATGCCTTCGACTTCTTTCAAAACAATGGCTTTGGATTTATCACACAATATACTTCCGAAGATATTAATTACTACCTTGATGAATTTAAACAAGATGCAGATCAAATTGTTATAGCAGCACTTAAAATTGCAAAAGACAGAAACAAAGTTAATTGGGGTTACGCAAAAAGTATCTTGAATACGTGGTTGCAAAGTAACTTACAATCTTTTGAACAAGTGAGAGCACATGAAATACAGCAAAGACAAAAAAATAAAAGCGTTTATCAGCCACAATCAATTCATTCAAGAGAAATGACGCCTAAGTGGTTAGAAAATAGAGAACAAACTAAAACAAGTGAAACAGACAATGCACTTGAAGATGATATTAAAGCGTTCAAAGAGCAATTAGCTAAAGATTGGGGATAACAAATCCCCAATTTCTAGGAAAGTTAGGAAATGGTTGAATGAGTAGATTAAATTTAAAAGAAATCCCTAATGTACGAATACAAGGTAAAAAATATAGATTATGTGATGTATATAAATATTTTGATGTTTCAGACGGTACAGTCAGAAAACGATATAAACAAGGTTTACGAGGATTAGAGCTTATCACAGGCAAACTTAAAGTTAAACCTAAGACAAGATAGTTCTAAATTAAAAACTTATAAATCTGATAAGTAGAATTAATGAGGAGGAACGATAATGAGTAAATTAATATTTAAAGTAATTATAGCAATAGTATTAAAGATAGTTATTAAAGATTGGATTGCAGGTAATCAAATAGCTCAGAGTATATTAAAACGAATTCCAGATGATGAAAAAGGTATAGTAAGAGCTTGTAAGAGATTAGGTATGTCAGACATACAAACAGTTACTACTATGACAATTATTTCAGAGGAAATAGAAAAGGAAGAAAAAATAAAATTAAACAATTATTCAAATAAAATATTTGAGGAGCAACAAAATGACTAATGCAATTAATCAATTAATAGTACAAGTAGAACAATGGAGCATAGATAAAAATTTACATTTAGCTAAACCAGATAGACAAGCACTTAAATTTTATGAAGAGGCGGGTGAGATTGCTGCAGCATTATCAAGAGACAATAAGCAAGAATTAAAAGACGGTATAGGCGATACAGTAGTAACTTTAATCATCTTAGCGCAACAGCAAGGTTGGACGTTACAAGAATGCTTACAGTATGCCTATGATGAAATTAAAAATAGAAAAGGTAAAACAATTAATGGCACATTTGTTAAGCAAGAAGACCTGTAAGAAGAAAGATATTTATGAACGTGTAAAGGAAGTATTGAAGAAGGGCGTTTAAGCCCTTTCTGTATTAATCAATTATAATTCTAGTTATTTGTAAAGGATTAATATAATGATTTTTAAAACTATTTTCTGTTTCAGCTTCAATTATTTTTATAAAGCTATTGTTATTTAACATAGAATATTGATGTACTGGAATATTATAACCATCAGCTAAATAAATACGAGCAGTTTGAGGTGTTTCAGTTTGTTTTAATATTGCTTCTATATCTTTTTTATCCATATCTCTTTTCACCACCTTTTATATTAATAAACTAAGTATAGCAAAACAAAAAAATTGAATGTTAATAATTTTAAAGGAGTAGACATCATGACAAAATTCATTGCTATAGTTACATTTTGGCTATCGATTTGTAGCTTTTATTTATTACCATTTATTTCTAATCGTGTATTAAGACTATGCTTAAAAATTTTATTAGCAATCAGTTTAGTAATTTCTTTAACTTTTGCATTATCATACAATATTTTAGATATCACTTTGGCACTATTTCTTGTTTTAGTGTTATCAGAACTTGCAGAATTGAAAATAAAAAATGATATTCAAAAAGTGAAACTTGAGTTCTGTGTTCAATAAAATTAATAATTTAAACCTAAATGTTCAGGAGGGGATAGTTAAGCAATATATTCTCAGAGTTTTAAAACTTAATAGTGAAGATGAACATATAGAAGTTCTAACTCAAAGACTTAATGAACAGTTTTACGTGATTCAAGCAGATTCTAAAAATGAAGCTATTGCAAGATATAAACGACTAAAAAAACAGTAACATCAGGAGTGCATACAACATGAAAGATTTATTAATAGCTTATAGAAAAACAAGGTTAGACGTATTAAACAAAATTAAAGAAATAAATGAATTTAGTAATCAACACACTGATGATTTAGCTATTTATAAAGGCATATTAAAAGATTTAGAATATGTTATCGAATGGTTGAAAACGGGTCATCAACCAGGTAACTATAATGCTATTGATAAATCACAATGTTATCTAGTAGACCAACAAGTTATTGAAAAAGCTTGTGCAGAATCTATGTATAAAAAGGTATCTGATGTTGAATATTATGAGATATTAAATGATATTAACAATCCAATTAGTTATGCATTAATGAAATTAACTCCAATTGAATTAGAATGTTTTATTATGGTTAAATGCGAAGGACTTAGTGAAAGTCAATGTGCTGAATTAATAAATATAAAAAAGAATACAGTACATAAATACTTAGCAAGAGTGAAAAAGAAAATACAAAATGAATTGAGTGGAAATCTTTTTATTAGCTAAGCATAGAAAAGTTGACACTCAATTGCTACATATATAGGAGATGTAAAAATCTTCTAAAATGATTGCTTCCACTATGGCATTTAATGTTCTCCTCTACAAACCTATCTGAGAGTATACTCAGGTAGGTTTTTTATATTGTTTGGTATATAATAAATTAGAAATATAAAAATGTGAAAGAGGAGAGAAAAGGTGTTAAGTTGTATATAAATCATAATCAACTTACCGTGGTTAATGAAATAGCCACAAATTCCAAACAGGTTCATAACACTTTCCTCCTATTATAGTATTCATAGATTAGCCTTACTCGAGAGTAATTTGAGTAAGGTTTTTATTGTATTATGTATATAACAGACTAGGAGGATGAAAGAATGGGCAATGTTTTAGACACTTTATTAGATGCAATTAGTAACAACTTAGCAGATGAAGTTAAAGAAGAGTTGCGAACTGAAACTTTTGGTATCGGGGGCGAGATAATGGCGGACATAGCAATAGATACTGCTGCGGGTTTTATTCCTATAGTGGGAAATGCGATTAGTGGATACAGGAGAAATAAGGCATTAAAAAATCAAAGTTTGTATATACAAGAATTGTGTAAACGATTAGATATACTTGAAGAAGCTAATAACACGCAAGAAGAAAAGCTTAGCGAAAAGATAGATGATTTATATATAATTGGATCTGAAACTTCTGCTAAAGCAAAACAAGAAGAAAAA